GCGGTTGTAGTAACAGCCTCGTCTAAAAACTGAACAAAACTTTTCACAGGATATATGACCTCATCAGTATTATTTATCGCAGTGCAACTTCACCCATCCTGACAATCTCTTTAAACTTGGGGGTTGTGGTAGCCAAGAACATAGGAAGAGAAGAAAAATTACCCTTGTATCTAAGGATAACTTCAAGGATAGGATAGTCACCTTTATACAGATCAAATGTAACCGAAGCCCTACTGCCTGTCATGGTTTTAGCTCTGTTAACAACCATTCTTGTAGGCAACTTAGACAACATAATCAATCCAATCATAGCACTGTGTATGTTAGTTACGTTGGCATTACTAACATCTGGTCCTCTTCTAGTATATCTACCAACTCCCTCAACCAAATAGAACTTATATTCATATGACTGCCATGTATCCAAACTATCCATCAACTTAAGTTTGAGAGACTTATGTAAGATAGAATCAGCCAACGTATCTGCAACTCTAGGATCACTCATTACATCCAAGAAAGCTTGGAACAATGGATTCAATGAACCACCTTGAGCACTATAGAGTTTAGAGTTTACAAATTTTCTCATGGCATCCTTGACACCAGTCTGAGCACTTCCACCATTCACTAATTCATCAACACTCTTGACATTAAACAGTGGAACTTTCTGTGTACTACCGTCAGACTTCCTTCGCAATACCTTAGTCTTCCAAATTTTTTCTGCGTCTGTTTTCTTGGAAGGATCCAGACTCTGGATATTATCACACTCAGCTATACCTTGGAGAGGTCCACTAATACATGCTTCTTTAACAATATTAGCAAAAAATTCTACACGGATATCATCAATCCTATTTTTCAATGTTCTAAGTTCAGGTCCTGAAAGGAAAGTTGCTAGAGAATTATTAAGCAAAGTTGGGGACTGAGAGGCTGTTGTTGGTTTCTTCTTCAAAGATATACCAACATAAGTGATACCATATCTAAGGATCACATCAGAAGAGTTATAATCTTTCATTCCAAATCCATCGATCTGAAATTTCCTAACTTCCTCAGGCCAAGTAGATCCTGTCAAGAACACTACTTCTGGAACACCGAGTCCTAATTTTGATCTGGTTCCTAGAACAGCAGACATGGCCGCGGCCATATCATTGTACAAAGTTGACGTTGGATTAGTTTTATTAATTGCATTGTACATAGAGGTTTTATTACCCTCTACTAATCCACTCTTGAAGTTTGCAACTACTGTGGCATACAGTTCTCTAAAAGCTTCATCATCACTAGAAGCTTGTTGTAGTGTCCCAGTATCAACTAACGATAAACCAGAATAAAAAGCCTCGGATAATTCCATAGCTAAAAAAAATACCCCTATCAGGGGTATTTATTCAGAGTTTCCCGCCAACTACTCCACTGTTCACAACGCGAGTATATTGATCAAGTGTACCATCTTGAATACACTTAAGATGCCATCTGGACATTTCAATCACTCCATCTTCAGTTGCACCAGTAAGAAAATGAGAACCAAGAGGATCTTTTAGAATACTAGTATACAAACCAAACCGAGTCTTTTTAATGTAAAAAGCATCGTCAATCCAGACAACATCTTCAGGAATGTTTTTTTCAACAGTAGGGTTAGGACCCAGAGATGTCGCCAGTGTCGGGGGTTTCGGTTCCGTCTTCGTCTTGTCCATTCTTGTTAAATCCAAAAGGTCCTTCTTTTTCTTCAAGTGCAAATCGTAGTGCAACACCACCAACTGCTTCCATCACTTTCAGAATGTCTTCTGTCTTAGCATCTTCTCCAAGTTCTTTTGCAATGTACCAATACTTAGGCCAGAATGTTTCACCTGCCTTTTCGTAGTCTTCAAGAGTCAGTAGTTTCATTTTTCAATTCCTCTTCGATTTTTTCGTCTAGATCATTAATTGCATTACGAATCTCTACGATTCGTGCAGGGACACAAGTAGGGTCACAAGTGTAATCAGACTGTTCGCGAAATAGTGCGTGTCTAATCGCAGCAGCAGTTCTGATATCAATGTTAAGAGTAATCACAGGTCTCCCTCCTTACGATTTTCGGAATAGTATACATCAAAACTACCTCCAGGATATCTGCTCTCAAGTTTCTTAACGTTTCGTTCAATGACTTCTTCAAAAGAAACACCAAGAGCTTGAGTTGCCTGAGCAACATACCACATGATATCACCAAGTTCAATCAACAGGTGTTCTTTATTAGCATCATTCCAAGGCTTTCCTTGGAAGACCATCTTCTTAATGATCTCAAGGAACTCACCACCTTCAGCGTTGATACCAACACCAGCAGTCATAAGACGTTCAATGTTTGCACCCTCACCATCAAGTTCAACCATTCTATCAGCAAGGGCAACGAAATCCTTAGAAGCGTCTGACGTAACAGCGTCAACAAACTCTTCGTATCGGGAAAAATTAATTGTCATTAGAAATTCAAAGAAGCAAATTTACTACGTTTTGGTTTAGTCTCTTCATCATTATACTCTTCATCCTGTCCTGAGTCAACCAAAGTTTGTTCTGATTGATCACAATCATATAGACGCATCTTAGCACGGTCAATACCAAGTACGAATCTTTTATTTACAGACAAATCATTGTATCGGTTCTTCAACTGTTTCACCATAATTTGTCCCAACTCCTCAAGCTCATCTGTAGAAATAAGGGCAAACATAAGATCAGCAGTAGCAGGGAGACCAAAGGACTCACTAGTATCAGTAAGCTCGACATCAGAGCTACCATAACCAGAACGAGTGGTCTGCGTGGCAGAAACGATAGGGACGTTTGCTTCAACAGCCAGTCCTCTAAGTTCCTCTGCAATAGCTTTAATATAAGAATATGAATTGACATTACCCATCTTGCTATACCTAGAGGAAGCGCATATATTAAGGTAATCAATGAAAATAATATCAGGTCTAAATGATTTCTTAAGTTGCAGCTCATTAAGAAGTGACCTAAAGTGTCCACTGTGTGCAGATGCGGTGGGATACTCTTTAATTATAAGAGCACCCTGTGTTTTTTCAGCAAGTTTACTCACTTTGGTATCAAACATCATCTTTGGAAGATCCTTAAGTTGTTGAATGGGAACATTCAACAGGTTGGCATCAATCCGTTCTGCAATCTTTTCTTCTGCCATCTCCATGGTAATGTACAAAACATTCTTTCCTTGAAGGAGACAAGCGGATGCCATGTGACACATGAACAAAGACTTACCTACACCAGTACCAGCGAGTGCAATATTAAGACTCTTATTTACTAGTCCACCTTTTGTAATCTTATTAAAGAACTCCAAGTCAAACGCAATCCTCTCCTCCGTTTGGTGATAGAAAGCAAATCGTTCCTCAGCATCTTCAATGTAATCGTGACCTACATGGTGGTCAAAACTTACTGCAAGTGCATCCTGAAGAATAGAGGGAATGGCATCGATTCCTTTCTTCTTATCATTACCGTCTGCAATTCCAATACTCTCGACAAGGGCAAGATAAATCGCTCTATCTTTACACCACTTCTCTGTAGTATCAATCAACCACTGATCATCTGTTGGAGAGTCATCAATATTATCTAACCACTGGCAGATTTCTTTATAGGTCTCATCATTAATATCCTTACGTTTCTCACACTCAATCTGTAAGATTTCTACTGTTGCAGGATTATTATAATTTACAATGAACTTAGCACATTCTTCAAATATGGTTCTCTCATGTAAATTGTCAAAATATTCTGGTCTGACGAAAGGCAATACCTTCCTAGTATACTCTGCATCCAAAATAAAATTTCGGAGTACAGTGTTTTCAATGGATTCCATATCAATAATAATGTAGGTAAGTACTCAATATGTACTTAGCACTTCCTTTCTTCACAGGAATACCCCTATGTGGATACTGCCATGTAGGAGGGAACACAAGCACTGTACCAGTTTTGGGTCTGACTGTCAATTTGTTGTAAGGGAAATCAGTTTCTCCACCAAAGAAATCATCATTCAGATAACATAAAAATGCCAGGTATCTCTTGGCACTAGCATGATCCTCCACATCAACATGAAGTTCAAACTGGTCACTAGACCCTGGTTCGTATTTTTTTACTCTGAACTCTTCAAAGAAAACTCTCTCAGGGAACCACTCAGCATACTCAGGCATTTCCGACTTGTATCGCTTCATTACTTCCACGAACTTGTAGGATAGAACCTGTACAAATTTCTTGTACTTAGTTTCTTTGTTTAGATTTACTTGAGTAAACTGAGGTGTATACATGTTTTCAATTCTCTCTTTGTTGAGAGACTCTTCAAAAACATCTATAATAGCTTTACAAGTAGACTCATCAAAGACTTCAACAGTCTTGATGAATTTATCCATAGCTAAATTCCGTCTGAGCGATCTCGTCAAGTTTTTCCATAACAGTTTCCGTAAAGTATTTCTCTGGTTCTTTGAGGATCTGTTTTGCATAAACTTTCTTACCGTCTATTTCATATCGACCAGCAACGTTCTTCCAAAGTCCGCCAATCTCACCGAGTTCAAGAAGACCATAATATCTATCAAGACCACGCTCATCGTAATAAAGACGCACTGATACATCTTTGTTCTCCTTACTTAAACGCGACTTAGCAGTCTTTGCTTTGATAACATTTCCAACGACATCGGTGCCGTCTTTCTCTTTCTTTTTGCTAAGGTAAATGATGGTAGAAGCTGCATACTTGAGTCCACTGCCTCCTCCCATTTCTTTTGTAGGTACATAAGCGCCGATGACATCGTAGGTGTGGTTGGTTACAATCATGGGGATTTGTGCTTGACCCAACTTAAGAGTGAGCATTCTGAATGCACCTTTGACCAGTTGTGATTTGGTCATG